TTGCTATCCTTCTTATAGAACTGCTTACAATCTTTATCATGCTTGTAAACAAAGAGCTGAGAAACATAATATAGATTTTGACTTAACCAGTGAATATATACATGAGATACTTTTAAAAGATGTTTGTGCTAAAACAGGTCTTAAATTTGAATTAGTAAATAAAGGAAGTGATTATTCTAATAGAAATGCAAGAACTCCTAGTATTGACAAAATAAACCCAACAAAAGGTTATACAAAAAATAATATACAAGTTGTTTGTTGGTGGTATAACATGGCAAAACAAAGATATACAGATAGAGAGGTATTAGAACTATGCAAAGCAGTAGTGAATCACAATTCATAAAGCACCTTCCCTGCGATAAATGTAGAAGTTCGGATGCTAATGCTCTTTTTACAGACGGGCATCAGTATTGTTACGGATGTCAAACATATATTAAAGGCGATGGAACAGAAAGTTATGTCGCACCAACAAGAAAGCAAAATATGTTAGAAATTAAGGGAGAAGTAAAGTCAATCAGCGAGAGAGGGATTACTCGTGATACTTGTCAGCACTATGGTGTTACGCAAGACGCTACAACACAATACTACCCTTACGCAAACGATGATGGCGTAGTTGTTGCCACTAAGAATCGTATTGTTGAAGGCAAGATGTTTGGTATCACAGGCCAATGGAAAGACACAACATTATTTGGTCAGCAGTTGTTTGCTAAAGGCGGTAAGACAGTCACTATTCATGAAGGCGAATTAGATGCGTTAGCAGGCTTTCAGATGGCAGGATCGAAGTACGCCAATGTCTCTGTACGCAATGGCGCACAAGCTGCCTTAAAGGACGTTAAAGCGAACTATGAGTGGTTATCTTCATTTGAGAGTATCTATATTTCCTTTGATGCTGATGAGCCTGGACGCAAGGCTGCGAATGAAGTTGCTGAGATATTAGGTAATAAATGTAAGATTGTTAAGCATATTTCAGGCTATAAAGATGCTTGTGACTACCTTGCAGTAGGAAAAGGAGCAGACTATGTTAAGCAATGGTGGTCAGCAGAACAATGGACACCTGATGGCATTATTGCAGGCTCTACTTTATGGGAAGAAGTTAATAAACCTGTAGAAAAGTCTTCTGCTTTATATCCTTGGGCTGGTGTTAATGATTTAACTTATGGCATTAGACCTGCGGAGTTGATTACGGTTTGTGCAGGATCAGGACTAGGTAAGTCACAATTCTTGCGTGAGATTCTATGGCACTTGATTCAGACTACCGATTCCAATATTGGCTTAATGTTTATGGAAGAGTCAGTACGAAAAACAGCACGAAGCATTATGTCGCTACACTTGAATAAGCCATTACACTTACCTGATACACTCGTTAGCCCTGAAGAGTTGAAACAATCCTTTGATGCAACAATGGGAACAGATAGGATTTACTTGTGGGATAACTTTGGCTCTACTGATATTGATAATGTGATTAACCGTATTCGTTACTTTGCAAAAGCTTCAGATTGTAAATACATTTTCTTAGATCATATTTCTATGATTATTTCATCACAGTCTAATGGAGATGAGAGAAAAGCAATTGATGAGTTGATGACTAAATTGCGTATGTTGGTACAAGAAACTGGGGTGTGTTTAATTGCAGTATCGCACCTGAAGCGTCCAGAAAGTAAAGGTCACGAGGAAGGGGCTGCAACAAGTCTTTCACAACTTAGAGGCTCTGCGAGTATTGCTCAGTTATCCGATATTGTTATTGGTTTGGTCCGTAACGCACAACATGAAGACCCTATTGAGCGTAACACGACACGAGTTAGTATTCTCAAGAATCGTTTTAGTGGTTTAACTTCTCCGCATTGTGCTAGTTTGCTTTACAATAAAGACACAGGCCGTATGTTGGAAATGGAGGAAGCATTATGAGGGATACAACAGAGGCAGAACAAGCGGTGTTAGATGCTTTCGAGCGTGGCAAGATGGTTGGCTACGCAGAGGGGATAAGGGATAGTAAAGCTGAAATAGAGGCGTTGAAAGATATGCTTGAAGAAGAAGGCATTGGTGTAAGCCAAAAATATTTAGATGAGCGCATTTCAGAAAGACAAGAGAAATGAACGGGTACTGGTGCGTGGTGTGCATGCGATTTTTACCCAGCATTGATGGGGTTATTACGCATGATGATGTAATACACCCAAGCGATATGAATTTTGAGGAAACTAAACAATGAACGCAAATGAACTAGCTGATAAATTAGAACAGGGTCATTGGGAAGGTGGCACAAGAGAACAAGCAGCCACCATGCTACGCCAGCAACAAGACAGGCTTGAACACCTAGAGAAGATGATTGTCTGGTATCAAGACATTACCATGACAGGCATAAACTCTGAGGAGTATGAGAACGGCTTCTGGGATGCAGTAGACTTTGTTAAACAACACCAAGTAAAGGAGTAAAAACTAATGACCAATGAAACATTTCAAAAGATTACACAACTTCAAGATGCTTTAATTGCAGAGCAAAAAGAAGTATTAAAATTAATGAAAGAAATAGAGGAGTTAAAAACATTATTTAACAAGGCTATGGAAGCCTGGCAAAAAGATATGGAGAAGCGTAAATGACCAATGAAAAACAAAAGAAAGTAACAGATATATACCGTAACAATTGGGATGAAATCTTTGATAAAAACTTAAACAAAGAACAAGATCAAAAAAGTATTGAAGTAGAAGTTAGTATTGAAAATGATTCTGAAAAAGTAACAGTTAAAAAGAATTGGTATTTCTAATGCGTAGGTTAATTTTTACAGGTTTAATCGGGTGTCTTATTGGGTTGCTTATAGTACACAAAGATGTAGTGTATAATAGTCAAGTAGGTGATTCAAGGTGTCATGATACAATAGATTATCAAGCGTTCTATTCAATACATACTGGAATAGAATATTGTTTTTATAAAAAAACCGTTTACCCATATAGGGTTTGGGGTGGTATCATAGGGATAAAATGAAAAAGACTTTAATTTTGGATATTGAGACTAACTTAGCACACGATACAATTTGGTGCTGCGTGACTCTTGACATCCAAAAGAAAGACTTAATTGTATGGCGTTCAGCAGAAGGGCTAAAGGAATATTTAAATGAATTTGATACCATCGTGGGACACAATCTTATTGCCTTTGATGCTCCTATTCTTAATAGGGTATGGAAAACAACAATCAAGGGGACACAATGTGGAGATACTTTGTTACTTTCTCGCCTTTGTAATTCTGCTCGTGATGGTGGTCACTCTTTAGATTCTTGGGGGAAGACTCTAGGATTTGAGAAGATAAACTTTTCTGATTATGATGGTGGCCTTACTGAAGAAATGGTGACGTACTGTATTCGTGACGTAGAGTTAACGGTTAAGGTATATGACATTCTTATTCAAGAATTACAAAAGTTTAATATACAAGAACAAGCTGTAAAGCTGGAGTATGAAGTACAGGTTATCTTATCAAGGATGGAACGTAATGGATTCAAGCTTGACATACCCTATGCACAGACGATGCTCTGTGAGATTAAGACAGAAATGGCAGAGATTGAAGAAGCCTTACAGACTATCTTTCCACCGATTACGACTGAGCGTGTATCGGAGAAAACTGGTAAGAGGCTCAAGGACGACGTGGAAGTATTTAATGTGGGGTCCCGTCAGCAAATTGCAAAACGGCTTATCTCCAAGGGTTGGAAGCCTACCAAGACGACGGAAAAAGGGCAAATTATTGTCGATGAAACTATACTTAGTGAAGTATCAATTGCAGAGGCTAAACCAATAGCAAAGTATTTAATGCTACAAAAAAGAGCTTCGCAGTTAGATTCTTGGTTAGAACATGTAAAAGAAGATGGGAGAGTACATGGTAAAGTTATTGGTTTTGGTGCTGTTACTGGCAGAGCTACTCATTCTAGCGTTAATATGGCACAAATCCCTTCAACTAGGGCGGTGTTGGGAACAGAGTTTAGGTCCTGCTGGACTGTTGAAAGCGGAAACGTATTGGTGGGTGTCGAT